ATCATCGCAATTTTCTAAAGATAATTGAAATTTTATTTATAATTGTCTTGATCGTATAGATAGTAATTTAAAACATACATTAGAAAACGTGGTCCCATGTTGTAAATGGTGTAATTATGCTAAACGTGAAAGAACTACAGAGGAATTTTTGGAATGGATAATTAAAGTTTATAATTTTAGTAATACAAAATAGAAAAGGCGGCATTTTCATGCCGCCTCCTCACTCATTTTACTTTAAGAAACTATTAAGCAACAGTGGTTGACTTACGACCTGCTGCGACACCACGTGGGTTAACGATAGCAAGACCGATAATTTCAGAAACAACCCAACCTAATTTAAGTTGTTTTGGTTCATCTGCTGGCAAGACTTCAATGTCTTGACGAATTGGCATAACGCCAACAAACTCTGGATCGGCCGCACCATATATAGTTCCAGGAGGTACAATCTTTGATACCATAATGTCAGTACCCCAGATGTGGGCATAAAGACCAGTTTGAAGAACTTCACGCATAGTTACTGGATCGAAGTCTCCACCGGAAACACCTTGACCACCACCAGAACCCCACTTGAGGATATCGGTGAACTCAGAAATGTTCATGAAGTACTTGGTAGTTACTAAGTCCCAACGATCAATTTGTTGCTTAATTTCAACTAAGTCTCTCTTCAAAAGACCAGCATCAGCAACGTCTGTAATGGTGTTTTCAACAGAGGCAGCGGCATCAAGGGCTGCGAAGATGTTTGCATCTTCTTGAGCCATGATTTCTTGACGAGCCTTTTGAACGGCACGGTCGATAACGTTGAAACGGCGTCTCTTGACTTCAGCGATACGTACAGTTGGGTTAGCAAAGATTTCGAATTCTGGTACTACGATGCGGTCACCGAATACGCGGGACTCTGGACCAGTTCCGTTTGAAGAAATTACGACAGCAGCAACGTCAATATCGCGTTCGTAAGTTGGGTTTGCACCTTGTGGCAATGGATCAACTACTAAGGCTCTACGGGCGATACCGTGGTAATCTAAGTTCTTACGGATTGGGTTTGCCATAGCTTGAGCTAAAGCAACTTTTCCATCTTGGGTCATGATGGCACGGGAGATTAACTCGTCGCGCTTGTCATCAGAAACAGATGGTTGACCAGCTAAACCTGAATTAGATGGCATATTCTCTTCTAAAATAGAAGCATACTTAACCAATTGTGAAAGAGCATCTTTTAAAGAGCTGGCGTTCACTTCGCCTTTGTTGTTGAACATATTCATTCGTGTGTCTCCACTAATTTATTTGAAATATTGCCAGCAAAATGCCAGCTGCACGTCATGTGCGTTAATTAAATGAAGTTTTATTACCTGTTTTTAGAAATAAAACATTATTATTTTAATAATAGTTACGTTTAATTATTTTACGTAGAACAAAAACAAAAAGAGCGAACCGAAGTTCGCTCTTTTAACTATCTATTTAAGCTGAGCTTAAATCAAACCATATTATGGGTTGAAGTAAATGACAGCAAAGGTGTAGCTTCTTGGACCAACAGTCAAAGCACCATCTGGTGGATTGAAAGTACCGACCAAGTTATTTGGAGTGGATACCAAAGAACCGTTAGTGGCAAATTCAATGAAATTACCAACAGAAGCTCCGTTAGAGCCAGCAGTAGTAGTTAATGTACCAGAAGTGGTAAGATCATCAGCTAAGGTTGCGTAAACTGGGGCACCTGCAGCAACAACTACTGTTGGTTGAAGTGTGGCAGTTAAAGCATCAATGGAGATAGCGTAAAGACCTGGTTGTGACCAGCAAGTTACTTTTCCAGAACCGGTTGAGGTGTGTGGTCCTAAGACAGCGCCACCAGTAGATACTTGACCTACGGTTCCACCGACTACAGTTCCGAACAATGTTCCGTATCCAGCAATACCTTCGTCAGCCAACATAATTGGACGTGATGTATTGGTTGGAGCAGCAGAAACACCAGTGGAATAACCAAAACGATTGATTACTGGACGAAAAGTTGCAGCTTCGTATCCATCGAATGAATCAGAAGAAGCTTTATCAGTACCAGTTCTTGTTACTTGGCTAAAGGTAACACATTCTCCACCCTTTAAGGTAGAAAGTATTGCGTCAAGACCGTCGAATTGCCCTAATGGCATAGTTGCTTGAAGTGGTTTAAGAGACATGATTTTTCCTAATTAATTTGTGCTAAATATTTTTAGCAATATAAACTTACACCTAAAACTTACAAAATTTAGCGCAAATTACTGCGCAGTTATCATAATATAATGTTATGCATATAAAAAAGTAATAAATTAGGTTAAAGGACCAAAATCTTTTTCAAGGTCATCTATTTGTTTACCTAAATCTCCAGCTTCATTATCAATGTCTTTTACAGACTTTTCATGACCAAATAAATTATCAGATTCTGTGGCTGCTTGTTGAAGTTCTTGTTGTGATTTCTTTTGCAATGAGCCTGCATCATTCAAAACGCCCATTATATCTTTAACAGACTTAATATATGGTGGTATTGCTCTTACAACATCATCAAAATCATCAGCAACTAAACCATGACCACCATGAAGCACTTGAGTTTTGTCAACTAAAGAAGTCAAAAGTCCTTTATCTTTAATTTGTCTGGATTTATATGACTCTGAAGCAAAATTCTTTTGAATTGAATCGACATATGGAATCATATCAGCAAAAGATTTTTGTAATGTATTGTAAGCTTGAATAACTTCAGTAGTTTCAGGTTTGGAAGACAATACAATTAGCTCTTTAGCAGTTTTCGGAACTTCTAATTCTGAAATAACTGGCTTAATTTTTTGATATAATTCAGAAAAATTAGATAATTTATTTTTAAAATCTTGAACTGTGGATTTAAATTCTTCAGAATATGAATATCCAACACCCCAATCAGAATTAGAGTTTAACAAATCATCTAATTCAGAAATTAATTTATTACTATTGGTTTCAAATCCTTCATCAACAAAACTTAAATGTTGTTGAAGATAAAATGCACCAATTAATGCTGGCACTCCAAGTAATGCTAACATTGGAAGAGCTGCCTTCTTTTCTATATTTTTATTAGAGACTTGTACTAAACAAGTATCAGCTAAAGCTCTCAACTCATCTTTATTTTGATTATCTAAACTATTACCTAATCTAACTAAAGATAAAATTAAATCTTTTTCAGCATATTTATGATTCGTAAGTAATCCATTGACTGGCTTATTTACAATGTTTAATAAAATATTTTGTCTTTCATTAATGTTCTCGACTAATCCATTTAATTTATCATAAGAGTTTGATACGACGGCGGGTTTTGGATGAGCCAATTGCGCAATATTTTTATCATACTCCATCCCTTTTGGAGCATCTGGTTTAACGCCATAAAGTTTTTCAATATCTTTGGCAGTTAAAGCACTCATTCTTGGATTCTTTTCCAATTCTTTTCTAGCTTTTTCTGAAGAAGGATCGGAAATAAGACCCTTTTCTTCTGCTATTTTTACGAAAGATTCGAAGATTTCACTTTTTCTCATAGATTCTCACAGTGGGTTGAATTCAATTATATATCTTTATATGCGCTATTATACTAAATAAGAGCCAGGGGCTGGTTTAGATGGATTAGTATTTGGTAATGAGCTTGGAGCCGTGTCAGATTTAGCAACTTGATCTATAAAATGATCAACTAATTGCTTTTTAGAGACAAACATTTTGGGAATAAAAACAATTGGATCACCAGCAGCCGAGTGATTATACCAAGCAATATTGTCTGCAATGGATTTAAATCCAGGACTGGATCTAATCAATCCATCTTGACTATCTAAACCGTCATAAACTTCTTTAGTAAAAGAAACTAACATATTTTCTATACTTGATTTGCTATTATTAATTTTCTCGATCCAATTAGTTCCACCAACATTATATTGAGTGTCAACATAATCTTTCTTTAAAGGAAATTTAGTTTGTGTTGTAGTCGGTTGATCCGCATTTGGCATTTTTGTAGTCATAGTTGGTTTACCATCTTTAAGACTACCGTCAAAAGCATTTGGTCTATCTAATAATTTATTGACAGCATCACCAGCTACCATGAATCCTGCAGAG